AGACTTGAATCCTCTCTTCTTAGCATCAGCAGCAGTTTGTTTCTTTTGATCTGCTGCTTTCTTATACTTACCAGTTCCTACTGTGGACTTCTCACCTTTTACTTTCTTAGACTGTCTACTGCCACCAGACATTATTGCACCTTTACCATACTTTGCAGTGATTTGTTTCTTCACAAAATCTAATGCAGTATCTTTCTGCTTGGGTGCAGTTGGTTTTTTAGTTCCACCTTTGACATAACCCATCTCTTTCTTTTGACGGGTTACTTCACTTAGGTCACTAAATCTAGCAAGGGAAGTTTTGGTTTCTGTGATGCTTTGATCGCTTTTTTCTGAAACTTCTTCCTGACTACCATAAATGTTCTGAGTGTTGTTCTTTATATATGCTTCTTCTTTCTTTATGTTACGCATCAATTCGTTCTTTTTCATCATAGGTTTAACAGTTTTCATCACAGGTTTAACACTGCCACAACACATCTCGCTAAACGACATAAGTTTAGGTTCTACTTCTTCTCTCTCCATGTGTTTGGTTACATAATACCCACCAACAGCACCATACTTTCCTTGTCTTCTAAGGTCATTTCTTTCTTTTCTTCTTTTTGCTGCTGCTCTTTCTTTTGCTGCTTCTTTATTTTGTGCCTTAAACCTTGCCTTTTGCTGTGCTCGTTTTTCTGCATCCTTATCTAAGTAGTAAGACCTCTCTGATCCTTCAGTTACTTGAACTTCTTCATTCTTAGGACGACAATCATTGACGAGTTTACCACCCTTCATCTTCATGCCTACTTTCTTATGTGTTTTCCAACACTCTACAAAACGTTCAAATGACTCTCTTTTATATGCAGGTACTTTAGCACCCTTCACACCACGACGTGCTTTGTGCTCTTCTCTACGTTTGTCAATAGTCTTTCCTCTCTTACCCTCAGGATCAAACATGCCAGGATCATCATGACCAGGACCCATTCTTCTGTAGTTTCTGATAGATGCCTTGCCATAATCACTACGACCTTTATCTACCTTTGCTTCATCAACAAACTTGACAGGCATTGAGACTGTACCTTTACCTGGCACATACTTTGTAGTCCTAGGTTTCTTAGGATCATCACTCTTGAAGTCCTTATGAATCTTAGCGTATTCCTTTTTGGTCATCTTCAATTCTTCCTTCACACCCATCTTTCCACCAGGAACTCTCTTCTTTCCAAAATGTTTTGCAATGTGATCTTCTACCTTTTTAACTGCCTCTGGATGTGATTTACTCATATCCATTGTTCCTTTGTAACCCTCATTTGCTACATCAGGTCCGTCATGCACATCTTCACTTCTTCTTTTCTTTTCGCACTTCATACAATCACAATCTTCACCGTGATTTTTTTCTGATACTACTTTCTTTGCCTTCTTTACTTTACCACCCTTTTCATAAGAGTGCATAGTAATAGGCATACCGCTTTCAGCAGTAGCTCTGAAACCTCCCTCCATCACATCATTCATCTTAGGATTGATTTTGATTTTGGTTTTCTTTTCTGAAAGTGCTTTAAAAGATAACATTACTTTTTCATTGCTTCGCGTTTTGCCTTAGTCTTAGCAAGGATTCTATCCTTTGCTTCGGATGCTGCCTTGTTAGGACCATCATATGCCATAGCACCTTTCTGCATTCTTGGTGCTTTTGCAAATGCTGCCATAGGACCACTTGGTTTACCTGACCCTTTATACATTCCGTATGCTTTTCCTTCTTCCATAGCAGCATCATAATCTTTAGAAATTTGTGCTACTCTTTCTAGTTCTTCTGGTGATAATACAGAATCAATAGGACTAATCTCTTCTTCCTTCATATGATCTGCTGCCTTATACATGGGTTTACCAGTTAACTTATTCTTCTTACCTGCTTTAAATGCTTGATATGCAGGTGTGTTACCCTTCTTGTCAGCATTAGTTACTGTGTATGCTTCTTCTACTTCTTCCTCATCATGCTCGATGACATTACCGTTCTCATCTTTCTGATGATGTTCGTTCTTCATTGCTTTGGCAATAGCCTTACGACGTTTCATAAGGTACTTATCAGACTCATCCTTGTCACCATCGTTGTCAACGTCTCCGTCTTCTTTACCAACTGGGTCAAGTTTTTTCTTTTCCTGTAACCTACAAATTTCATTGTAAGCGTCAGTCATATCTGGTAGATCTTCTCTGTTCATTGTTTTGTAGTAACCTTATCCTTTTTATTTATCTTTCTAATAAACTCTCCTGGTGTCATCTTACGATAATATGCAGCTAATTTATCAGTTCCAATCTCACCTGCAGGTGAAAAATTGAAAAATTTAAGATTATTTGTTTCCGTCAGGTCTTTTAACCAAGAACGAAATATATTATCATGCTCATCAATACTGATGACGTAATTGCTACCGCGACTAACAACTTTAGAAATGATCCCTGTGTTACTGTTTTCAACGAAAGTACCTACTGCGAAGAGTTCTTTTTCAAAGTATGCTTCCCTTAAACCTTGAGGGTCTAACTTAGGAGCGACTTCATATAAATCATATGATGCTTCGGCAAAATCGTCAAACGACTCCTTTACATTCATTGATTGTCTTAATGTAAGATATAGGGCTTCTCTATCTTTTTTTGACAATTCTTTAGGAAGTCCTTTATCAAATGCTGAAAAATCATCTTCAACTGCTGCCTTACGCAACTTAGATGCACTCATACCCTCTACACCTTCAGAGTCAGGATCTCTGTCACCTGCTGAAGTTACTTTAATATCCTCAAAATTATATAACTTACCATTATACTTTGTTGCTAGAGAGTTAAATTCACTTACTCTATCTCCACCAACAACTAAATTAACTGAACTGTATCCCTCACTATCAAGAGCAGTTAATACATCAAAGATAGTTTTCATATCTTCACTACTCTGAATAGCATTAGCGTGTTCTGGATACGCTTGCTTCATAAACTTGATCTTAGTACCAGGATCTAAAGGATTCTTTTTAGGATCTTGGGTTCTACTTGGATATATTCTATACTCTCCTCCACTTGACTTTGCTTCTCTTGCTACTTTATTAATTAAAGTTTCATGCCCAATAGTAGGGGGATTGAATCTTCCAAAAGTAATAGATATTGCACCTTGATCGACCTGACCCTCGCCATTTGCAGTTTCTTCTCCTCCTGATTGTTGTCCCTGTCCGATTTCATCTGCAGATAATTTAACTAATTTACCATCCTTACTCATATGAGTGACACGACCTTCTGCGTTAGCATACTTTCCGTATCCAACATGAGTTAGATTTAATTTTTCAGCGGCTTTTGCTGCAAACGATCTTGCTGCTTCGTCTAGGAAAGCACTAAATTTTTTCATTCGTCCAATTTTTATCTAGATTAAAGTTTGCTTTACTAAAAGTCAATCGATCTACAATTTTAAAAGGGTGTTCCGCAACAGTAACGAAACCCTCATGTTGAGTAGGTTTACCATCTATGTAGCACTTAACGCTACCAGTAACTTTGATGTTCGCAAGTAAACGCTGTTTCAGTTCAAATAACATATACCACACTTTGAATGTGGCAACATTGATCTCACACTTGTATTTATCATCTAACGAGTCATACATTTCTTGAGGACGCGGAACTCTACCCGCACGAATGAATGAGTTGATGTGTTTAGAGATATGTGGTCTTACTTTTGCACTAGGAATCTTGGAACGTGCTATGCGTAGTAAGAATTTAATCCAATCAAAATCAGGTAGTTTTTCTATATGTGCATCTGCCTCATTTGTTCCTAGGAACTGACAAGAATCTTCACCGTAGATATTAATCCCACCGTACCCAATAGCATCAGGAGATATTTCTGTGTAACCAGTATGTGCAGCAAGGACAATACTACCAGTAGTCTTTTGATCGAAGCGATACTCCAACACATTAGGACGATAAACCATACCACCACTGACCCCAATGAAGTCAGCTTGCACAATACCACCGATGCGAGGGCAATGATGCAGACATAGACGAAGAATGTCTGCCAAAACCCCTTTGTAATGCGTGTCAATGTCAGTTTGGTCATAACAAATTTTTACCTTGATCTTGTTGAATACAGACTTTGTGCCAACAAAGAACTTACCATTACGAGGATCAGTTCCAAACACAATAGCAGGTGCACCATCCCATTTAACAGACAATTTGGGATGATTCATCAACTCATTTACTGCGTTAGTTACTTCCCTACGACCATATAGGATGAGATCTTCAAGATGATCAAGGTGTTTGTTGGGCATATCGTCTGTGAATATACCATTATTATAACACTCTAGAGTTGAATCCATGATGATGTATGTGCCAGTTTATAAAGTGTCTACCAAGGATCTCCAGACATCTTCAAACTACTTGCTACTTTTTCAGATTCATATTTGAATCTCATTTTAAGAATTTTTTTAGTACCTGCTTTGACACCGATAGATTCATTACCAACAGATTCAAAAGTAATCTTAGATTCTAGCAATGCTTTTAACTTCGGGTTGTTCAAAGGATCTTCTACGTCAGCAGTATAAGGTGACTTTGTTCCTCTACCTGTGACCTTTACATATGGAGGATACAGTTCTGAACTAGCATCAATCCAACTCTTCATAATATAATCTCTTCTTTTAGATTGTGCAAGTGTATTTACTTTTTTTAACATAAGTTCCCTACACTCATTCAAAACCGCTTGACCAATTTTTTCAGTAACTTTTTGAACTGGTTTGTTCTTACGGATTGCTGATTTTCTTGCACTAGCAGAAGAAGGTAAATCAAAATCTTTAATGACTAATTGTATTGCTTCTTTATTAATATCAGATAGTGCAATACTTAAATCTTTTTCTACAGTACCTACACCAGGATTTTTAAATCCAATGTCTGCACTACCAGATGTTGACTTAGCAGACAAACCAAGAAAACCACCTCTCTTAAACTCTACTAAAACATCAGTAGGGTTTTTCTTTTGATTTACATCTACACCTGTAACTGCTTTAAAAGAAAAACCAGGTCTTGCTGTCCAATATACTTTCTTGACACCTTCATATCCATGTTTACTTGCCCACTTTAGAAAATTATTTGCCATAACAGTAGCACGACCAAGTTGATTTAAAATATCTTTTTGATCTAGAAGTTCACTTTTTTTATTGTATTGTGCTTCAGAAGCAGAGTCGGGAAATTTATTTTTATTCAGCACAAAAGCGGTGTAAATTTCATTTACATCCGCTAGGTCTGTATTTCTTGCCATTAGTTTACACAGGTCTCCAAGAATTATTTATCTTGCTGTTCCCAAAAATTTTCTAGTGCACTATCTATAGCATCAGTAGGTTTAGTTGCTGTCTGTTCAATTCTATCTCTTCGTAAGTTATCAATATACACACCATGTAAAGTGTGCCAATGATTTATATTATAAACATCTACTTCACCTTTTACTTCTTTTTTTGGTATGACAAAATCCTCTCCACAATTAGTCGGTTTACCATCCAGACGAGGACTACAAGCGTGTGCAGGTGGATCTGTAACTGGTGCTGTACATCCAACCAGTATTAGTGGTAGTATCAGAAACTTATTCATCTTTCTTGAGAACGACAACAGGTGCGATGACTCTATGAAACTCACGAAAGTATTCCATTCGATCTTTTGCATACTGCCTTTCCTCTTTTTTATGGGGTTTGGATGTCATACTCTATTTGAATTACTTTAGAAGATCTACCCATACTATCACATTTAGATATCTTTTGTATAGTGCCACCTAATCTAGTAGCAGCATACTCTATATCTTTTATTACTTGTTTTTCTAGATCCTCATAGGGGTCATAGTATCTATCAACTTTCATTATTCATAACTCCAGTTAAGTTGGCGGTTGATTTGTTTAATCCAGAAGTTACAACTTAATGTCCTACGTTTATCATCGTGGTCGTGCTTTGAGACTCCATGTAACATGTGACTCGGAAAGAAAATTATATCTCCAGCACTATAATCAACAATGAAATTGTTTTTGTTACCCATGATATCCATGAGTGGAGGTTTTAAGTTGACACTTCTATCTATAAAATAAAACTTGGAGTATCCCTCCTTATATTCTGGAAAGAAAACTCCAACTAAATCACAATCACGGTGGTCATGTACCTCTTGGAAGTCTCCCCTTTTATATTGAGAGACCCATGGTCTACCCATATTCATAGTCATCGATAGACCGACTTCTTGTCCCAATAAACCAAGACTAGGATTTATCAGATCAAAGATGTCTTCTTGAATAGAGATATTAGTTACTGAACATAACTCACTCCATGGTGCTTCCTCAGAGGAGTTTAGACTATTAATGTAAGACGTTAATTGTTCTGCATTAGGTGCTCTAAACTTCCAAAAAAAATGGTCGTTAAAGATCTTCTTCATCCGTATAAATGTGCATTGTAAGATTTTCTTGAAGGAGGATACTTTACCTTAACCTTTCTGGCAGCAAGATAAATTTTGAGTAATAATGCACTGTCAATCATGATATCCACTCTGGTTTTCTAGATGGGTCACGAAGATAATTATTTGCTGCCCAAGGTTTAGACTTGATATATCTTTTATATGCAGTAAAGATATCAATGGTTTTGTCATTCTTGAATTCATCAGGACCTGCAAAAGCAAATGGTGTATGCTTAGTAAAGTCTGCTGATGGCATAAGATCTCTTGCTTCTAGCAGTGGTTTATGACAAGAATGAGTTTTGCCATAGCGATGAGTATATTCTAGAGACAATGCAATACCATGTGTGAGTAACCACCATGCATTTTCTAGACAATCATTTGCCCATATCGTACAAGGATGATTGCGAAATGCACCTCTAGAGGTTTTGTATGGTTGACCATCATTACGATGTATCTTACCATAGTCATGACCCCACTCTTCAGAGCAAACAATAGAAAGCATTTGACATGTTTCTAATGGCATCTTGACAATGTGTTTGTCAGGAAGCACTTGTGCTGAAGCAACAGGATCAGGGGAAGTAACGAATATGTTCATGAACTTAGTCTAACGCACCTAAGTCAGAATGTCTAGTCCTTTGTTTTTCTTCTGTAGTAAATCCTACAGGTTTAGATTCATTAGATCTATTGTATCTAACAATAGAAGTCAAAGCATCCATGACTTTTAAGATTTCTTCTGGTTTAGGATCTTCTCCTAGTTCTCTTGCAACATAATAGTACTTGTCAAAGAACTCTTCGCCAACATCTATGAAGTCTTGAACTGTAATTTTTTCACTCATACATCACCTTCTTGACGGTTTTCAGAATAGTGGGGATCAAACTCTCCACCAGGATATCTAGATTTAAGTTTATCTACATTCATTTCAATGATCTCTTCTGGTGTAGTCTCTAAGAGAATACATGCCTGTATAAAATACCACATGATATCACCTAATTCA